CTGAATATTGTTGATATATCATGAGTAGACATGTCATAGTCTCTCATTGCGACTTTCATTTTATCGTTGTCGCCTAGTGTATTTTTACCTAAGGTTCTTACAACTGCCATAGTTTATTCCTCCTCTTTTTTTGTTGTTTCTTTTTGCTTTTTTGTCCATTCATCCGCCTCTTTGCATGCATAAATCAGTGCTATTACTAGATTCCAATCTGTTGCGTCGATTACTTTTTGGGCTTCTTCTTCTGATTGAAATACTTGTTCAGTGGCCAAGTGATTACCAATAGTAATGATAACTTCGTCTGATTCTACGTCTTTTTTTCTGATTTTGAAAGCTTCTTTTAAGTTCATGATTTTTACTTTTTTTGGTTAATATTGATTCGTGTACTGTCGACTGAGCTAGTCGTTGTTTGCTCGGTTTTTTGAGTACTGCCGCTGTTATTTTTACTCACGCTGAGTGCCATTGTACAGCTTTGAGCTGTTAGAACTGCCGCAATACTGATAATTGCGGTACAAATGATCTCGATAATTTTGTAAATGATTTTTTTTTTATCCATTGTTGAATAATTTTAGTTGAAGACTTTCTATCCATTTTTTGTATTTTTCGATTATATCGTAAGTTTTAGTACATAATAGCCTCCTTTCTTGTTTAATTAATTCATACTTTTTTATTATTTGATCTTCGATGACCTCTAATAATTCTTCTTTTGTTCCTACTTTCATATTAAAATAGGCATAGGTTTTTGATTCTTTAAACGTATTGAATTCTTTGTTGCGAAAGATATATCTACTCTGTTTTTTTTGTTTCTTTCTCATTTTTTATCATTATTTTATTGGTTTCTACTACGCATATAATTTCGAATGAGTTTTTATCCGTTGATTCATTTGCGATTGCTACTGCTGTTTTATATGTCCATTTTGATGTTAATGGAAATGTTACTACTGTTCCGTCGTATTTTTTTCTTGCTACGATTGTCCAATTTGTTGCTGCCATAATTATACCTCCTCTTCTTTATATTCGTTGTAATATGCATTTTTTAAACTTCTTACACGGAATAGTTTTACCTCCCATTTTACGTTTTTTTCCATGTTTGTTAATTTGTCGTAGATGTCCATGTATGTTTCATGTACTCCTGCTTCTCCTATGATTTTTCTGATAATCATAGTTATTCCTTTGTTGTTAGTTGCGTAAACTTCTACATAAAGTTCGTTTGCAATTTTCTCAGTGTTCATAATTTTTTTTGTTTTTAATGTTCTGCGTGGAACGGTTAATATTTCTGTTTTTTTTTTACACTACAAAGGTATGTGATTTTTCTGATTCTCCAAATTTTCTCTGATTTTTATAACTTTTCTTAACGTTTTTCTCCCTGTAAAATTAAAATAAGCCTGTTGCATAGTGTAGTCCGTTCGTTACGGATAAGACGTTTTTGTGAAACGAAAACTAGAAGGGACAATACTCTGCTGATAAGTATTGATACATAATATCTTCCTCTTCTTTTTTGATCTGCCTTCGTTGTGCTTTCTTTCTGTTTGTCAGATTTTGTAGCTTATTTATTCGATTGATCGCTTTTTTTCTTTCAATTTCCTCGATGTTATCATCATGCAAGCCGATTCCATTTTCATTTTTTTCTTTGAGTAATCTTTCGTAGTAATCTTTGTTCACTGTGTTAGCTCCTATTACTTCGAATCCGTTTACCCATTTCACACCTTTATTTTCGGCATATAGCCACAATAATTGTCTCTGTTCATCTGTGTATATGGTTGTTTTGTAGTATCTTGGTAATGGTAAATCTTGTCCGTTATGTGCTTTATATGTAACGATTGTTTTTTCTTTATTCCATCTGTGTTTTAATTGGTTTCTCTTTGCGTAATTCGCTCCAAGTCCTTTGCTGCATAGTACTATTGATATATAATCAGGGTTGTCTTTATCCTTTTTTGTCATGTATTTTGATACATAGTTTATTGTTCTTTCGTTAACGTAACGTCCATAGTATTTGTATCCGTCTATCCAATTTTCGTATAATAGTTTCGTTAATTGCCATTTTGTTTGTTCTTCTCTTGCATAGTATAATCCGTGTAAATGTATTCTTCTTGTGTTGGTGTGCCCTTTTTCTGTTACACACCAATGTTTCACTGATTTACCCGTTTCTTTTCTGATTCTTTCTAGGAATAATCTGTGTATTTTTGTAATTATCTCGTTGTCTTGTGATCCGTCATTTTTAAATCCGTATCTTTTACAAATATATTCATATCTTTGTGGAGATACTGTTCCTGTAAAAAATACTGCATGAGGTGTTTCTTTTAGCTGTTCGTAGTTTCTGATTCTCCATTCTCTTCTCTTTTTTTTACGACATTCGAAACAGTGTCCGCATTCTACTTCTACGTATCTGAATCTTTCGTCTGTACATACAGGCGGATTCCACCTGTTCTTCCGATTAGGTAGAAACCGCTTGTTTAATACTTTTTTGGTGAAGTAACACATTATTTCTTGACTTTTTTTTCGATATTTTTTAGAATTTGTGCTCCGTTCTTGAATTTTACGATAGTTTCAAGTATTCCATTTATTCTATCCACTCCTCCGTAAATCCATTCTCTTAAGTTCTGATCAGATCCTAACTTGTAATCGTTTTCGATTTTTTTGAGCATGTTTTCCGCTGATTTTTTTGCAGCTTCTGCGGACATTCTTCTTGTGATCATTTCGTAATAGAAATTTTCTACCTCTTTTTCGATTTTTCTTGCTGTATGATAATTTACATCTGTAGCTGATTCTGCGAGTGATCCTTCCTTTTGGATTTTTGCTATTTCTGACACTAAAAGAGTTACTCTTTCTTCTTGTACATTGTCTAGGTATTCCCTTTCTAATACAGATATTTTCCAATCTTCGACTGCTTTGTCTGCATTTGCTGCTGCTGCTTTCGTATTACTTTGCTCTATACTTTCCCTACTTGTTTGGATTCTGTTTTCAATTTCCTGCCATTTATTGTGCAATTCTTGCCCTTTAGTGTCCGCTCCTGCTATTTTATTGGCTTCGGCAATAGTTTTGGTCGCTTGAGCGTTTGCGAGTCGATTTTGGGCTTCTATTTGCTTTAATTGCAGTCCTAGTGATTGTTGTTGTAGTGCTACTTCCACCGGATTGGTTTTTGGTGCATTTGGTTGAGTTGCATTTCCTCCTGCTGTGCTTGCCGCTTGTCCTCCTCCGTTGCCGTACATAAGACCTACGCTTAGCCCTGCGTCTTCCATTTCAGCCCTTTGCGCTCCAAAGTTGGTGTCTTTCCACATTTGAAGGTTTCTTTTGTATTCTGCGTCTGCCGCTTGTTGCCCGTAATTATATTGCAGTCCCATTCCTTCCTTTTCATACTCCCATGCTTGTTGCATTAGTCTTTGTTGGTTTTTAAGGCCGTTATTGTTTTTTTTGAATAGGCCTCCTAGTAGTCCTAGACCACCACCGATTATTGATCCGATTCCTCCGGTTACAGCACCTGTTAGTCCTGCGGTTGCTGCATCTGCTAGTTTTGCTCCTAATCCCATAATAATTAATTTTTACATTCTTCGCGCTTACTTTTGAAGAAGCGCTACCTATATTTACTTGATATAATATGCTATATGCGTACTGCGCTTTTTTGGCTTTAAAAAGCGGATATAAAAATTTACATCCGCCCTTTTCGCATATAGTGTTTGTAGTCGTACCCGACTAGTTGTCTCTAGTTGGATTTGGTTCGGTTACTCCTCCTTCTGTTTGACCCTCGGCTGTTCTTGGCGCTTCGGCTTCTCCCTTTTTGAGGTATTCATTCAATTTGTAGTTATTGACTCTATCCATTGCGTTCATGGCTATAGCCCATTTGTCGGCTCGTATATTACAATCATCTCTTACTCCCGCTTGTTTAGGTGTATAGATCATGGGTGCTCCGTCAGTCAATGGTTCGTTTTCGTCGAGAATTCTTTGGATTTTTTTGATTAAGGTTTCACCTTCTTCTGTCATCTCGATCATTCCTTCGAAGTTGTTTATTCTTATTTTGTTAATTGTTTTCATAATTATAAGAATGGAATTTGTTTAGCACTATAGTTTCCTCGTCTCGTTGCTTGTATCACTGTTTGTACCCAAAAATTCTGGCTGTCGATTGATGTGTCTGCAAAGATTTCGATGTATTTTTGTGGATCAATGTAAGTAGTTAGGTCTGTTATTCCGGCGTTTACTACTTCGTATCGTCTGTTTAATACCATGAAGTCTAATGCTTCTCCGGCCGCAAAATCTCCGAATGTACGGTTGTAGTTTGTCATATAGTCGATCCAAGCCACTGTTTTATTTGCTGTTTTATGGATCATATTTGATATGTATGGACTTCCGTTGTATGTGGATGTTTCTCCCACCATTTGTTCTTGAATTAGGTCTTGGTATCCTATTCCGTCCAGTGCTGGTTTGTGTAGATCGTCGATTGTCTGTAAGTTTAGATCAAAGTCGTTGCCTTGTGAGTAGTCGACCATCGGTGTGATTGCCATCAATCCCATGATGTATCCTGGTTCTTCGCATTGGTAGTGCACGTGTCCGCTATTTAGCGGTTTACCTCCTCTTCCGATTGCTGCGATGTCTCCAAGTGGTTGACTTCCGTATGCTGTTTCTGTCGCGCTTTTTGAGATAACTTCGTCGAATTCAATATATTGTGTCATACCTCCGATAAATACTGGTGTTTCCGGCCTGTCAAGGTATTTACCTGCTGTATATACTGTCTCCAACCAATCTCTGTACGTACCTCCCGACACCGCGATTCTGTTTAACATGTTGTAAACTTTTTGTTGAAGATTTAGCGCGTCCATTGTTAATTTTCCGTCGTTGGCTGATATATCAATACTTGTTATTTCTGAGATACCTCCTGTTCCATCGATCCAATCTGTTTGTATCCAGTTGTTAAATATGTCGCTGTCGTATGTTTTTAGCAGCATTCCTCCTAGTTTGTTGGATTGGCTTAGTATGATGTCGTTTATTAAAGTTGACAATTCTGCGCTTCCGTTATTTTCTACTCCGAAGCTTGTTCCTGTTATTGTGAGTGTTGTATTGCCTTTAGTATGCAGAATTACGTCTCTGATCTGATCAAGTAATTTTAAGTCATATTGACCTAATTGGGTTTTGATAAATTTAGCCGTTTCTTTTGTCGTGAAAAATTGTAATATTGTTGCGTATGGATTTGCTGTTACATTGTTTAATGTGATTGTTCCATTTTTTGGATTAGTTGTTAACTTATCCAATGTTTTATGGTATATTCCTCCATCACTTTCAGTTATTGTTACTTTTATACTGTTCCAAAATCTTTGAAAATCGATGTCTGATAGATTGGTCGATATTGTTGTCGTCGTTGTTATATCTATGCTTTTTTGACTTTTTCCAATAACATAATTTGCATCATCACTCTCGTTATTGTAGGTTTTTTTTATGTCTAGTGATACCTCTCCTGCTCCTTTTAGCATGTAAAATTTCTTTTCTTGCGTGTTTGCGAAGAAATTCTTGAATATATCAAGGTATAAGAGTAGAGGTACTCCATTTTTTAATACTCCTGTTGTTGCATTTGATCCTAGCCTTTTCGATTTACTCCAGCCTAGATATTTATATAGCGCTGATGCTGAAATGTTTGTCGTTGCTGATACTGCTATACCTGTTGTATCAGCCTTCATCATTGGTAATTTGATGTCACTCATTTTCATACCAATTCCTGTTCGGTTATTGTGTAACCAGCTATTATATAACCGGAATCCTCCGAAAAACAGGAAGTGTTGCAATTTGAATGATCCGAATAGCGGCCCTAACGTTGGTTGGCTTAGTGTTTTATTGATTAAATTCAGATCGATGATGTCTCCTTTTTGACAAAGTATTTTGCAGAATGGTACAAGCATTCCCACGCCGATTGAACTTCTGAATATTGTTGATATATCATGAGTAGACATGTCATAGTCTCTCATTGCGACTTTCATTTTATCGTTGTCGCCTAGTGTATTTTTACCTAAGGTTCTT